CTGCAATCAGCACTGCTTTTCTACCTTCAACTTGATTTGTAAGCGCTTGTAGCTGTGCTTGCACCTGTGGATTCATAGCAGCTTGTTGTTGCATCATCATCATTTGCTGCATTTGCTCTCTAAACTCTAGTGCAACTTGTTCTTGTGCCATCAAACTAATGTGTTCTAAAATATTTTTCTGTATTGCAGCCATAACTGCAGGATTGTTTCTAACAATATTAGTTGACATAAAATTTAAGTGTGAAGTTATGTGTGCTCTGTGGTCTTGACCAGTAAAAGCTTGAAAAGGTTTACCACCCAAAGCCATAATATGTTCCTGACTTGGGTCCATTGGTGCAGTTGGCGCTGGTGGTGGTAATACTGCATCCACATTTTTAACACCGATAGCTTCATACATGTTTCTATAAATTTGATACATGTTGTGTAGCTGTGGATTTGATGTTGCTATTTGTAATTGTGTTTGAGCCAAAGTAATTCTTTGCGACATTGAAAAAATATTTGGGTCTGCAACTGGTATTACATCTACTCTGTCGTCAAAATCTGTTTGTTTAATATTTCTTGCACCACCTACAACATCGTATGGATACTCTGGTGGTAGATATTGTGAAACTACTTTTGATAATAATTTAAATTCATCTTTCATAGCTGCATAACATCTTTTGTGGATCGCTGACATAACTCTTGATCCACGCTCTAATAATGCAATAGTTGTTCCTACAGCTGCTGCTTGGTTACCATCGCCCACTTGCATATCAGCAATAGCCGCGAACCTTTGACCTGCTTGTACAACTATACCTAATAAATTTAATAATGTTTGAGATGGTTCTTTGTATGGTAACGGAAAGAATGCATCACGTAATGATCCACCCGGTGCATCAACATCTTTGAACTCACCTGGTTGTATTGGTGATGCTTCATCTCTAACTCTAACGCCTCTCTGTTTAAATCCTGCAGGTAAGTTTGATAATGTCCCTGCGTCTAATAATTGACGGAGAGCCGCCGTTGCGGTACGGCTCAATCCGCCAATCATATGAATGAGTCCAAAGCCATAAAATCCTAGTCCTGGCAGAAATTTGAAGTGGACGAAATATTGGATCTTATTTTTCTTTAGATCATTGGGCGCATAGTTTCTCCGTATGGAGAGTACTACTCGGCTGCCTTCTTCTACAGTTACAATGTAGGGCAATTTTATTCCTGTTGGTTGTCCATCGGCACCAACTTCTTCGAAACCTTCTAAATCTAAATTTACATGGCACTCTAACAAAGTATAAACTGGTTCATTCTTACCAGATTTTTTTGTGCCATCTAACTCACGTTCTTTTTTTTCTAAATCATTATTTGTTACAGTTCCTGGTGGTCCAAGTTCTACGTCCCTGTAGAAACCAGATACTTGTTGTTTTCTTAATTCGTTTTCAGATATTTTTATTGTATGTATTACCGCTTCTGCATCATCAATACTTGTTGCAGTGTATGGGACAATCAATTCGTCTGCAGGCACAAACTTAGATACCGCTCTTCCAAGTGGAACATCGTAGTAAACTTTTTTAAATGTAGAACCTGCAAGTGGTAAATGAAATAACATAGAATCAAACTCTGCTTCGTATTCTTGCATTTGATCCATAATTAAATAGTTCATGAAATCTTTTACACGGCTGGCTTGTTGTTCTGTTTGTGGATTTTTAACACCGATAACTTGTGTTCTAACTGGTCCGTCTGCTGGTAATAATTCTTTATATGCTTGTGCTTGGAACTGTGTAACAGCTTCAGCAAGAACAGGGTGTGTTGCACCAGATGCTCCTTGAAAAGGTTCTGTTCTGTTTTCGTATTTAAATCCTAGTAAGTCAAGCCCCTCTGTGTATCCTCTCTCCCAATCTTTTCTAGAAGATTTATAGTCTATATAGTTTTGAACCATCTCGTTACCGATTGGTTCTAAAATATCGTCTGGTAAAATATCTGCTAGGTTGTCAAAGTGTGATTCTGTTCCCGGTATATTTATAGCTCCCGGTTCAAAGTCTAAAGTTGCACCACCGTCTTCTTCAGGTATTACCTCTACTGGTGGTTTATCTACTATTTCCTCCTGAACACTAACTTCTTTGATTTCCTCTTCTGTAGGAATGTCAATTTTAGTTCGAGTGTTAGGGAGTGTTTTATCTATATCTGCCATTTATACTCCTATATTCTCTTAACACGTTTCATCAGACCTTGCAACCCTTGTGAGTCAGGGTTCATCGATACTCTTTGTGGACCTTTATCTATACCAGCTAGTTTAGCTATACCGCCGCCTGCTAATTCTAATTGATAATCTTGTCCAATACCAAAAGCCCTATCTCTCAAGTCACCAAAAAAATTAACTCTATTTGCAGCCACCTCAGATTCTCTTTGAGCTCTTTCTTGTTGAACTCTCTGTATTCCTGCATCCATTTTTTGTTGTGCTTCTGGTAAAGTCATATTTGTTTGTGGTGTTGGACCTTCAATAAAACCAAAACCCATAGGCATATCTAAATTTAAATTTTTTAATGCATCTTGTTTAACAACACTTCTAGCCATTCTTTCTTCAGGATTAAGAGATAAAATATCTTTTGTTCCACCAATTAAATTAGTTCCTAGAAATCCTTGTTCTAAAGCTTCTAACACAGGTTTACCTTGTTCAAATGCTTTGTAAGTATCAAATATAACAAGAGGTGTTGCAGCTATTCCTAAAGTTTTAAAACCTGCTTTTAAATAAGATTTTTTAGCAACGTCACCAGGTATAGTTTTTGCCACTTCAAATAAATCAGTTATTCCTGGTACTTTTTGAAATAATTTTTGACCACCTGTTGTTGAAACTTGTGGTTTAAAGGAGGATACTACGTTTTTTAAAGGTTCTGACTTAGTTTGAATTACAAAATTATTTTTTTTTGCAAGTTCTCTTATGTTTGCTTGAGCCTCTGGAGAATAATCTTTAAAACTTTTAACAAATTTTTCAGGATTTAAATTTTTACCTGTTTTAATTATAGGAGAATCTACCCCTGTTTCCTTCATAAATCTTTTTGAGATAGTGTTAAAATCGTTTATTTCTTTTGTGGTTGCAGAATTATTTTTTATTTTTTTAATTAATGCAGAAAAAGGTTTGTCAATAGTATTAGCTTTTTGTTTATTTAATTTATTTTTAATAACCTGTGTTGCTTCTGTATAACCAGGGGCATCCTCAAATGTAGCTGAAAGACCAACAGCCTCATCTATTACATCGCCTTTACCTTTTATTAAATCACTTAATACTCTTCTTAAATTTGTGGTTGTGCCTTTTTTAAGTTTTAACAGATCATCTCTTATACTAAATTTTAAATCACGAATAACTCCCTCTTGAAATCCAAAATTACCTGACCTATCAGCAATAGAGTCTAAAATATCTGCTGCTTTGTCGGGTGAAGGATATTTAAAATTAGGTATATTTAAATTTCTTCTAGTTCCTGTTTTTAAAACTTCAACATATTTTGCAACATCATTTCTGGTTTGATTCATTAAAGGAACACTTCTTGATGCGCCTTTACCATAAAGCTGTTCTGCTAATTCTTCTATGTCAACATCCGGATCTAATTTAAATTCTTCGTTTAATCTCATTACTGCTTCAAAAGTATTGGTGACTGCTTTTTTAGCACGAGCAGCACTTCCAACAGACTGTCTAAAAGCTTTTCCTGAAATAGTATTTAAATTAGGTATTTCATCTTTAATTAAATTTTTAATATTTAATTTATCAAAAGTTTCTTTAGAGGTTGCACCTTTAATTGCATCAAAATCTCCTTTTATATATTTTAATAAATCTCTCGATAACTGATCTAATCCCGAAGAAGCACCTTTTACTTTACTAGTTTTTGCAAACCATTGTTCAGGTGTAATATTAGGGTTTTTTTCGATTATATTTAATAAATCTTGTATGTTTTTAGCACTAGAGTCTTTTAAACCAAGCACTTGAGTTGGAAATTTTTGACCTTTAAATTTAAAATTAAATGTTTTATTTAAACGTTTAGGATTACGAATATCGTATTTTTGATTCTTATTTAATTTATTATATTTTTCTATACCATAATCTTTAATACGTTGTTGAACTTCTGAAGAGTATTCTTCTATAGGCGTGCCTTTTCTAAAACCTGCTCGTCCACCATCAGCCATACGTGGCCTAGTTAGGTAATTCATCATATCCTTAAATTCTTTCGGACCCATTACTCTCCTAACATTCTAGCGATACCACCACCTGCTTTCTTAGTTACTGTGTCTTCAATAACTTCTATAACATCATCCTCAATACCCATTTCATCTTGTCTTCCAGGTCTGTAGTAAATAGTTTTATCTTTTGTTTTGATAGTATAACTTGGTCCGTCCATTATATCTTCCTCTACTTCAACATCTTTGAGTTTCTTTTTGGTTACCATTTCTTTTACTCGTCTACC